CGCGGCGCGCCTCGCGATCCTGTTCGGCGCGGGAGTCCGCCCGCTCGTTCGCGGCGGCGCGGATCGCCTGCACGCGGGCGTCGATCTCCTTGCCGACGCCGGCGACGGCGTCGCGCACCGTCGTCTGGTTGAAGCGCTTGGCATAGGCGTCGGCCATCGCCTTGCCGGCGCGGTCGCCGGCGCCGGCATAGGTGTTTTCGATCCGTCCGATCTGCGGCGCCACGATCGGCGCGAGTCCAACCGCGCCGCCAAGACCGTTGAGGGCGGCCGCGACTTTCTGCACAGCGCCATTGACCGCATCGATCACCGCATTCATCGCGTTGACCATCGTCTCGGCAATGGATGCGCCCGCTCCCTTCCACGCGACCGAGATGGCGTCGCCGGCGAACTGGAATGCGTTGATCACCGCGTCGATCGCGCTCGTCACCGCCGTCATGAACGTCGCGGCGCTGGCGGGAATGTCGCCGCTCAGCAGACCGGAGATGGTGTCGATCGCCGATCGCAGATCCGAGCGGATCGAGTCCCCGATGGCCTGGACGTCCGTCCTGATGGCGTCGAACGCGACGCGCGCATAATCGCCGAGCGTCGCGAGATCGCCGGCGATCGGCTGAACGGCGTCGCCGAACAGCGCGAGCGCCGCCGCAGCCGTGGTAATTCCCGCGATAATCGGGCCGCCGCCAAGGGCCGAGGCGATCGCAACGCCGGCGATGGCGGCGGCGCGAACCACCGTGTCGAGATTGTCGATAATGAACTGCGTCGCCGTCGCCACTTTGCCGGACAGGTCGTATTGCGTGGCGATCTGGCCGAAATAGCGCGTCAGCGACGCCTGCAGTTTGTTGAGCGACTGCTCGATCGTCGGCACGACAGTCCCAAACTGCCTTTCGATCGACTCCGCGCCCTCGAGCATCGCCTCGAAAAAGACCCTCGACGTGATGGCGCCATCGGCGGCCAGCGCCTTCAACTCACTGCGCGTCACGCCGAGCTTCTTGGCGACGAGGTCCATGATCTGCGGCGCGCCTTCCGCGACCGAGTTGAACTCCTCGCCGCGCAGCGCGCCGGTCTGCAGCCCCTGCGTGAGCTGCGTGATCGCCGCGCTCTGTGTCGCCGCGCTCTGGCCGCCGGCCGCGAAGGCCTTGGCGATCGTCTCCGTCACACGCAGAACCTGCGCCTGCGACGCGTTGAGATCGCGCGTCGAACGCGTCAGCCCGGCATAGAGATCGGCCGTCGCGCCGAGATCGGCGTTCGAGCGCACCGCGATATCGGTGACCTGCGAGGCGCGGTCCTGCGCGCCCTGCCGCGACAGGTTCGCCGCCGCGATCTTGTTGACGGCGGACTGCCACTCGTTGGCGTATTGGCGGATCGCGTCGACAGACAGATAGGACGCGGCGAGCCCGGACAGACGCCCGAGCGCCGCCCCCACGGTCGACGCCGTGGAGTTCATCAAGCCTGAAATGCGCGAATTCGTCTGCTCGAACGAGCGCTCGATCGACGCGGTCTGCGCCTTCGTCGACGCCGACGCCTGGGCGAGCGCGCGCTCGAAGGAGCGCGTGCGCGCCTCGAGCGCGACGACGAGTTTGGCGACGTCCTCGGCCATACGACTCTCAGGTCAGCGTGTCGGGCATGGAATCCATCACCGCGATGGTCCGGGCGATCTGCTCATCGCTCGGCGCGCCGAGCGCGTCGATTGCATCTGGATTGTTCGCGCCGATCCAGCCGGCGCGGACATGGGCGAACTCCCAGGGCGTCATCGCCCGGATCTGCGCCGGCGTGAACCCCATCGCGCCGCCGGCCCCGTAATAGAGGCCCCAGCGCGTCAGTCCGTTGCGCCGGGACCGGTCGTCGCGTCCGGCCCCGGCTCTGATTTTGGGGGCGGATCATCCTCGACGCCGAGCCAGAACGCGGCCAGAATCGCAAAGGCGACATCGCGCAGGCGGCCGACGCCCGTCTCGGCGTAGCGCGCCATCATCAGCAGGGCGCGCTCCGGCGCCATGCCGGCGCCGACGAGGCCGAGACGCAGCGTCTCGCGGATCATCGTCGTGGTGGCCGAATCGCTCGCCACGGCGCGCAGGATGACCGGGACGCCCTGTTTGCAGCGCTCCTCGAGCTCCTCCGCGCCGCCGATGGTCAGGCGAAAGCGGTGCGCGCCGTCGCCGAACAGCGCCTCGACCTCGCCCTGCATCAGGGCATCGCCACCGACGTCACCGAGCAGGGCCCATCGCCCGTGACCTCGAGCTTGATGGTGGCGCGCGATTTCAGCTCGGCGCTGATCTCGTGACGGATATGCGCCTTGCCAGAGAACAGCTTGTCGGGCGTCGCGCCGCCGGAGCCGGCGTCGGCGATGTAGAGGCGCACGGGGATCGACACGGTCGACAGCGTCGCCGCCTCGATCATCGTCTGCGCTTCGGGCACGGCGAATCCCTCGATCGAGATCGACCAGCCCTGCGCCGTCACGTCGGTCTGATTCCAGATCGGCAGGTCGGGCGAGTCGCAGTCCGGCACGCTCGAATCCGCGGTTTCCTTCGAAAAGGAAATGCCCCAGGAGGTGACGCCACACAACTTGGTGTAGACCGGCGTCGTATCGTTGGTGCCGAGATAGAATGCGCCCGCGCCGAATTTCATCGTGTTCGGAGTCGCCATAATCCTGTCCTCTCGTCAGGGCCGGGGCGGCCCGATGCGCCGGCGACGCCGGCTTTCAAAGCGCGTCGATGAGCGCCGTCACCGTGACGACGCCGTGCGTCGTCAACCCGTCCGGGTCCGCCATGTCGCGGACCTGCTCGATCGTCAGCGGCGCGGCGGACCATCCCTCCGTCGCCAGATCGGGAGTCCAGTCCCGCAGCGCGGCGCGAATCTGGCCGGCGAGTCGCCGGCATTCGACCGCGCCGACCGCCCGCGACCAGACATGCAGCGTCGCCGTCAGCGTCAGCGGCTCGACGCAGGCGCCGCCCTCGTCCGACTGCTCGATCGCGCCGATCTCGACATGCGGAAAGGCGACGTCCTGCGGCGCGCGATCATAGACGCGGCCGCCGGCGAGCGGCGCGGCGGCGCGCAGACGGGCGACCAGCGCCCTCTGCAGCGCCACGGAGGCGGCGTCAGCCACCCGACGCGCCTTGGGTCAGACTTTTCTTGACCGCGCGCGTCATGGCGCTCCTGGCGCCGCGGCGCGCCGCGCGCCATGTCGGATAAAAGAACGGCTGCGCCGCCTGACCGGGATGTCGTTGGCGCCCGCCCCCCTTCAGGGCGCGCTTGAGGCGAGTCGACAGCTTCGGCCTGGCGAATCCGCCGAGTCTGTGCGGCCTGACGCCGAACTCCACGCCGAGCGCGTAATCCCACATCTCGCCGGACCCCTTGCGCGCCTCGACCATCGTCGTCGCGCCGCCGGCCGTGATCTTCTGACGCGCGCCGCCGGCCTGAGCCGTCGCCTTGATCGAGGCGACCAGCACACCCTCGTCGACCGGCGCGGCGAGGCGCATCTTTCCGACGATCCGGCTCGCCTCGGTCTGCGTCGCCCTGGCCAGCGCGTCGCGCGTTCTTTGCGGCATGCGCGCCAGCCATCGCAGCAGAGTGTTGCGACCCTGCATCGCCATGATCAGGACTCCTCGACCACGGCGTCGCCCGCCGCGGCGATGTGATGGGCCGGCATGAGCCCGCGCCAGCCCGCGGGATAGACGATGATCTGTCCCGGCGCGGCGCGCCGATCCTGCCGCAGGCGGCGCGCCTCGAAGGCGCGCAGCACGCGCACCCGCCGCGCCGCATCGGCCCGTTGCATCACGTCGCGACGCCCGCTTCGCAAACGAATTCGATCGACGCGGCGTCCGGCCGCGGCGTCACGGCGCGGATCTGCATCGGCAGATCGGCGTAGGGCCCGGCGACGATGACGACGCGATCCCCGGCGCCGATGGTCCGCGCCGTGGGCCCGGCATGCACGGTGAGCACGCCCTCGAGCGTCGATTCCAGCCGGCCCGCCTCGAGCCGCTCGCGCCCATGCGCGGCGCGGAAATGCGCGGCGAGCGTCGCGACGACGACCCAGCCGCCCTCGACATTGCCATAGCCGTCGTCGACCGGCGCGGCGCGGCGCTCGAAGCGAGCGCGGAAAGACAATCCGCCGGCCGGGATGCTCATACGAAGCGCCGACGATAGGGCGCGATCAGCGCCTCGACGGTCGCGCTCATCGGAATGGCGTTGACCGCGCCGGTCGCGGCGGTCTCGCGGAAGCGGAACATGTCGCCGACCATCAGCAGGACGGCCTGCCGCAGCGCCGCCGGCACGGCCGGCGCATCGCCGTAGCCGGCCGTGAATGTGACCGTCGCAGGCGCCGTCCGCCGCGCCGCCAGAGCCGGCATATCGAAGTCGGCGAAAAACTGCACGACGCTGCCGCTGGTATGCTCGAGCGGCGCGCCGTAGGCGGCGGGATCGAGCGTCTGCGGCGCGTCGTCGGCGTCGCGATAGGAGATCGACACGCCGCCGCAATTCGGGAACGGCAGCAGCAGGTGACGGTTGCATGGCCAGGCGGCGAGGTCGATCGCCCAGGTCTGCGTGACGAGGCACCGGCCGAGCACGCCGGACCAGCCGTCGAGATGCGCCGTCGCAGCGGCGATCAGGCTCTCGATGAGCGCATCCTGATCGTCGTCGTCATAGCGCAGATGCGCCCGCGCCTCGGCGACGCCGACGACCGCCTGGGCCGGCGGCGCGATGCGGCGGGGATGAAACATCAGCGCGCCTTGTTGC